AGCTTCTGCTATTGCCTCAGCTTCTGCTATTGCCTCAGCTTCTGCTATTGCCTCAGCTTCTGCTATTGCCTCAGCTTCTGCTATTGCCTCAGCTTCTGCTATTGCCTCAGCTTCTGCTATTGCCTCGGCTTCTGCTACTGCCTCAGCTTCTGCTATTGCCTCAGCTTCAGCCATTGCAATGGATTCCTGATCCTCTTCTTCTGCTTCAAGAATAGACGATTCCATAACTTGCAATATCTCGACTGAATGGCGGAAATATTCTTTAACATTAGAGAATGATGCACTTGGATTATTACCATGCGCAAATGTATTTCTAGCTGTGTTTAAAGACTTAAGTGAGTCAATTAGTCTGTTTTTTTCATCATGGGCGTTTATTTTTGTTTTAAATTTATCTCTCCATCTTATATCGAAGGATTTTAGCCCGCTCATAATGTTTTCATAACTAGGATTCATTGAGCTTTTTCTGAATTTTTCATCAATGAAATTTTGAACTTGAAGGCTGTGCGATTCGAATTTATGATCGCAAATTATTGTTTTGAATGAATACTCAATGGTTCCGCAGGATTTAATTATTGAGTATCTTACTAAGTATGGTACAGGGTTGGCAGTGCTCCCCATTCCTTCAATGAGGTGCTCTATTTTTATTAGTTCAGCCCAGCAATTATTTATGCTTTCTTTAGCATCCACATTACTGATATTGCAGTCCATACAACTCCTCCAAAATCATAGAGATTCTTCCATGAATATTGTCTATTTGCATTGTTCCTGCGGTGACATGATTTTTGAATTTATTGTTAAGTAATAAATTAAAGCGTTTTTTCTCAAGATCGGTTGTTGGTATTGTGTACCCATCCTTGCCGTTATGCCTCAAAGCTATTGCTGTTGCAACATACACAGCATCGAATACTGTTGGGTAAAATCTGCGGCGGATTTTAGGTGGGGAGCTTTGAACAACGTTGAAAAATGCATCTGCACCAATGTTTGTATGAATGAAGTCAATTGTCTTGGTGAATTGATCTTTGAAGTAATTAATTTTGTTAGTAGTGTTATTATCCTTATACCCCATAAATTCATTAAGCAATTTTTTTAAAGATATGTTGCCACTGTCATGCTTGCGAACTTTTTCTGTATCCAGTGCAAGTCCTCTCAGCACGAACTCCATATCTCTCATTCTAGGGTCTGGAGCTATAGTGCCAAAAAGAGAACGCCAGTTTTTATAATTATTCAAATCGATTAAACATGAATTGAATTCCCCTTGATAAACACAGTTTCTAATTTCCTGAGCCATAAGGGAACGCCCGCCTGTATTGATTCTTTCGAAAATTTGGTACAGGCTTGTGTCGTCTTCAGAAGGAGCGTTTTGTTCAAAAATTATTGCATGAATAGTTGTGCTTCTTATTTTTTTTTGTTCTGTTGGCGTTAGTTCACTAAAGGCTTTATTTCTCCATTGGCTATTAATTTTTGTGCTATTTGATAGGCGGAATACTTTATTATCTTTTGACCATATGCCTTTTACGTAGTCATATACAGTCATTATTCTCTGATAACCATCGATTATTAATTTGTTACTCTCTGCGGTGTTTGCCAAAAATACACTTGGGACAGGGAGGCCAAGTAATAACGAATCAATGAAGCGGCTAGCTTCGACTTTATCCCACACATAATTTCTTTGAAGTTCTGGTTTTAAAAGTTCGTTCTCGTCATACATTGTTATCAATTCACGGAAAGATAAATCAGCCCCCCACGAATTAATGTTATAAAGATCATCGTTTGAGTAAGTATCATCCTGTTCATCACTTAAATTTTCAATGATGTCATCATTGACAGCGGTATTATCTAGCATGTTATCTCCATTTTATTTTTTGGTTATTACTACTACAACTTTTGCTAAAAATTTTATTTCTTCTAAAAAACATTCGAAATTACTTTCTTTTGATGAAACTAATATCCTATTTCCTGGAATTCTAGTTATATCTTTTAGATAAAAAGAGCCATCAATATTGATAATCCATTTCCCATCGGTAATCGACTCTCCAGCTTCATCTAATATGTAGCTAGTGCTTTCTTCGTCTAAGCAGAATAGTTTTTTATATTCGCTTGGTAATATCGCTTTGTCGAAAAAATATTTATTCGATTCAAATAATGTCCCTGCTATTAATTTTTTTCTGGGAATTTCAATGACATCAGACTCTATATCATTGCTGTTTGTCCCTACACCTGTCACAAGCCATTGCAAAGAGAACCCTGTTTCAAGGGCACATTGGATAACCCAATCCGAAGGGAAGGAATCACGCATGTAACGATTGGCCAATGTTCCTTTGCTTACTCCTAACTGATCACAAAGTGCCTGCCGTGTGCTGAAACCATAAGCTTCAACCATACGTTCAATCGCACCACGGCCACCTTTCTCCAAATTCATAAGATCACACCAAGTATACTTTTTGAATTGACGTAAACGAATGGTGATCATATAGTTCCGTTGTCTACAAAACGTGAACCACCACAACTTATTACTTCTAACCACTACTTAACGAGGAATGTTGCCCCATGCGACCTAACATTTCAATCACTCTGATCACTCCCCACGTCACGATAGAGCGCTACAGCGAACTCACTGGTTTAGCTGAGGATACTATCAATGACATGTTGGCTGATGGGCGTTTACCCCGTCACCGTCTGCGGAAAGACAAAAAGCGCGAAAAAGTCATGATCAACATCGCGCAGTTGACCGTTGACGCTCTATCAAATTGTGACATTGCCGCTGCATAGTTAGATTTTGCGATAGGGGGAGGGAAACCACTATGTTTGATTACCAAACGTCTAAACACTCATACCTTAGCAGCGCATGCCGTCGGTTTGCACAAGCACACAATTTAGCTGGGCTTGCACCGATGCTTAATGTATCGCCGCAGGTGCTCCGCAATAAACTTAACCCGGAGCAACCGCACGAGCTGACACTTTCCCAACTGGTTACGCTCACTGCAATCACCGACGACGCGGCAATCCTTGATGGTCTTTTAGCGCAACTTAATTGCTTGCCGGCAGTGCCAACCAATGAGGAAAAACCCAACAGCTTGCCGACTCATACGTTAAGCGCCACTGCGGCGATCGGCGCTATCGCCGGCGAAACCGCATCCACTGCGCCTATGACGCAATCTCGTAAAAACGCCATTCTCGACCGCGCCAACCAGGCAATCCGTGATTTGTCGCTGATCGTTGTATCGGTAGAAGCGCGTTTCCAATCTACGCCAGTGCTGGCCGCTGCTGTTGACGTGTTCAACACCTGCGCGCCTGCGTTCGGCATGAGCTGAGGTAACAACATGAAAGCTTTTGCGCAATACCTGAAACGACAATCACCGGCCCCGCAGTTGGCCGACTTTGGCCACGGTTGGATTGAATTGCCGAACGGCCAGCGCTGGCAGCCAAGCGCCAGCCGAGTGGTGTTTTTACGGGGTTCCGTTAGACCAGGTAAACAGGCCAAGCGCCGCCCCTGGTGGTTCCGTTTGATGGGGTTAAGGGGGCCAAATGGCAGATAACAACTATTGGCTGGCCAAGATCCGCGCCCAGGTCTGTCCGGAGCATTCAGAGGCCGCCGATTTCTGGAACGCCTTAACACCGGAATGGCGTGGCGTTGTGATCCACGCTGCGGCGCTGGAAGGAAAGGAAGAGTTAAAAGCCAGCTTGTGTAACTGCCTCTGGCGCGAGCTGTTCGACCGTTTAACCCCGCAGGCAATCATGCAAATTCGTGCCGGCATTCAGAAGGCCCGAAACGTGTTCGGCGGGTTTGGTTCTTTGCGTGAGTCGGATTTTCAACGAAAGGGAACGCGCCGAAAGATTCCCCCGCATCACCCTATTGATAAGCAAGTGGAGATGGTGGCAGCGCCGCACATTCTCAGAATTATAGAGCAACAAAATAGCCTGCAAAACCAGGCTGAGGAACGGTAAAGATGAAAAACATCACAGTTGAGAAGCATGGGTTATTGGCTGATTTTGTCACCTGGGGCGTAGCGCCAAATTATGCCCGCTTTTTCCTGGGAAAGTGTCATGAGGCCAACGGCCAGATTGCATTGGAGCCATTTGTTTTTAATGACTCAATGCATTTGACCAACCCGCACCAGTGGTTTGCGGCCAATACTGCATTTTGGTGCCGAGCTTACCGCGAAGCTGAGAGCAGTAAAGAGCAGGCTGAAACGCTGGCTTCTATTCGTGCCATTTTCTTTGTGGCCGGTATGTTGGGGCAGGGCAGCATTACTGCGTTGATCCTCCAGTGGTGGCGGGCAACGTTTGAGTTGCACGGCCTGCCGGCACCTAACATTACCGTCGCTGTAAAACCGCAATCTAACCGCATTCACTAACCCCAAATTGACCAAAACCCCCACGGCTTCCACCTGGTAGCCGGGGGATTCTTTTTGCCTAAATCGGAGAAAACACCATGCCAACTATCGGCCAAGACGTTAGCAACCGTGCCGCCGCAGCATCATTTGAGAACGCGCTTAACCTGGCGAGACGTGAAGCCCAGGCTGATGCCGCCGTTAAATTTTCCAGCCATTTAGACCGTATGGCCACCGCTGTGGCCAACCAGGAATTATCCGCCTTGGAGATTGTGGAGTTACTGCGCCAGGACGCCGAGAAATGGAAAAACGAGGGTTTGGCATGTCCTGGGTACTGCTGATCGGCGGCTTTTGTGCCGTGTGGGTGTGGATGGGGCGTGCGGCAGACAAAGCAGCGGCGCAGCGCCCTGAAAATCAAAATTACGATTAGGTGATGCGATGAGAAAACATGATTTAAAAATACGTCCTGAGCATTTCGCAGCAGTGGTAAATGGTCAGAAAAAGGCCGAGTTTCGTCTCAATGATAGAGGTTACTCCGTCGGCGATCTCCTTTGCTTACATGAGTTTGGGCAACATCCAGAGTTTGAGCACTTGGTAGGGTTCCTTGGTAATCACATCTGGGTGCGCATTACTCACATTACTAACCTGGGGGAATGGCTTTCGGGGTATGTGATGCTGAGCATTGAGCGGGAGCTGCTCTCATGCTGAATCCGGTCGCATCTGTTACCGAATGGGCGTTCTCGTGGAACGCCCCACGCCCAGCGATCGCCAGCCCAATTCCGACTTATGACGAAATTCACCAAAGGGATAGGGAAAACGAGGCGTTAGCGCGTGCCCAGGCATTGCTGCAAAAGCAACCGGCGATTGTTCGCCTGGATGTGACGCGCCGCGCCAATCAGCTTGAGAAAGAACAGGGCATTCAGCGCGCTAATGCGTTTCTGGCCAAAACCTTTATCGAGCGCATTTTGCCGCGCGTTAACCTGGTTTCAGCCCGCTATCACATCCCGGAAATGACCGCCGATACCGCCCAACTGATGTGGCGGTTCAATAGCTTGCCGGATATGGAACGGTCAGATGTTGAATTGTTGGCGCAGGATATTGCCAGCTTTATCTGCCTTGAGCTGGGCACAATTAGCCAGGAAATGGCAGATTGTGGCGATCTCAAGGTAGCGCACGCGCTGTTTGTTCGCGCAGGCTCGATCACCCAGGCATTCCGCCAGAACGCACCCCATTGGGAAAAATTGATTAACCGCTTTTTCTGTGAAGATGAGGCGGTTTCTGCCGTGTCTCGCATGATGTCCGATAAGTGGTGGTTAGGCCGCCTGCGCCGCCATGCTGGCGAATGGCGCGAACACCTACAGATTGCGTTGAACAAAGTCAGCAAGCGCGCCAGCACCTACGCCAGCAGAATGGCCATTCTTGAATGGAAGGAACAAAAGCGCCGCACGCGTGAGTTTCTCAAGTCGATGGAGCTGGAGGATGAAGACGGCAACCGCATAAGCCTGATCGATAAGTATTGGGGCAGTGTGGCCAACCCGGCCATTCGCCGTACCGAAATGATGGTGCGTATCCGTGGCTTTGAAAATATCTGCAATGGCTTGGGCTATATTGCGGAGTTTTACACGTTAACTGCCCCTTCCAAATTCCACGCGACCACGATCCACGGCCACCGTAACCGCAAGTGGAACGGCAGCAGCCCGGCAGACACCCAGAGATATTTACGCCGCGTATGGGAAAAAGTGCGTGCCAAGTTGCACCGCGAAGACCTGCGCATTTTTGGCATCCGGGTGGCTGAACCGCACCACGATGGCACCCCTCATTGGCACATGCTGTTTTTCATGCGTCCAGACCAGGCCGACCAGGTGCGCGAAATCCTGCGGGATTACGCCTTTGATGAAGATAGCGCCGAGCTGGGCACAGCCAAAGCCCGCAAAGCCAGATTCCACGCGGAAGCCATCGACCCGGAAAAAGGCTCTGCTACTGGCTATGTGGCTAAATACATTTCCAAAAATATTGACGGGTACGCCCTGGACGATGAGCTAGACGACGAAAGCGGCAAGCCGATGAAAGAAGCGGCTGCCGCTGCTGCTGCCTGGTCAGCGCGCTGGCGCATCCGTCAGTTTCAATTTGTTGGCGGTGCGCCGGTGACGGTTTATCGCGAACTGCGCCGCATGGCCGATCATGATACGGCGATGGGGTTAAGCGTGGAATTTGCAGCGGTGCATGATGCGGCCGACGTGGGGGATTGGGCAGGATATATCAACGCCCAGGGCGGGCCATTCGTCCGCCGGGATGAGCTGGTTGCCCGTACCTGGTACGAGGTCAGCAATGACGTAAACCCATTTGGGGAGGAGGTGATCAGGGTTAAGGGGGTGTTTTCCCCGTCAGTGGGCATGGATACACCCATTTTAACGCGAGTGACGCAGTGGAAGATTGTGCCGAAGTTGGCCGCCGATAAGGCGGCTGGGGTTAGCGACGCGAACGCGTCGCCTAGGAGTTCTGTCAATAACTGTACGCCAGAGGATTGGCGACGATTATCAAGGGAGTTACAGCGGCGTGGTTTTGCCGGCGATCAGTTTGAAATGGATATATTGGCCAGGGGCAGCGCCCTGCGGATATACGGCGATCGGGTGTTAAAAATGCGCAATGGACGCCTGGAGGAAATGGGCGGCAATCCGTCGTGTGAGTTATGGCCAGGCTGGAATGGATGAGGTCTTAATTATTCATTTTGCTAAATATTATGTATACTGTACGGATATACAGTATCAATTTGCTAAACATAAAATAAGAAGGGGGAGCCGTGGCGGATTTTTTCTTTGAATCACTGGCTATACAGCGCATTGAGCTAGTTGCGCGCTTAGTCGCTAACGGACGTTGCAGCAGTAACGATCGGGAGTTGGCTTTATCATGGATTTCTGAGATGACTACCACTTTAGCCGCAGACGTTGACCGGCAATTACAAAAACGCCCCCAGGACGGAGGCGTTAATTTAGGCGGCGGAGGCAGCGCCCTGCAATAAATCCAGCATCATTTGCCGTTGTTGCGGGTTCATGCTTTCAACAACGGTTTTCAGCAGCTTATCCCCGGTTTTGGCGCTAGGGCTAAGGGTATGCGAAAAGGTCACATTCATTACAAAGGTATGGCCACACTCCACGTCACTACAGGCGCAATAGAGATCTGAAATCTGCCGGTGTTTACGGGCCGTTTTTCTGATAATCGCGTTAGCGCCGCATTCCGTGCATAAGACTTTCATCACGCGCATGTTTCTGGCTCCAAAAGTGGCAAACTTCTGGAATTTTAACGTTTTTCTGCTCATAACGCACCCGATTGTGACGTTTCATCGTTGAATTTCAGGTGTAAGGGGGCTGGCACATCGGGATCACTGTTGACGGCATCCGCTATCATGCGTTGAACCGGGATCACCTCATCTTTGCGGTAGGTTTCGCGGGCTTTCTCCGGGTCGCCCAGGCCTGCCGTATTCCCTGGAATAATCCCCGCCAGGCCAGCCGGGAACCGGTGCGCCGCCAGAATGTCTTGGGCACTGATGTTTTTCACGTTGGCAAATTCATCCTTTGCGCTGATGTCGCCGATCGGGATGAATTTAATGCCCTCCGGGTCACCTTTCGGGATATTTACAAACAAGGTGCTGAAATTGCCGATCCCCTTGCTCTGCTCCAGGCTTTGCACGATTTCATCCTCCACCTCAGTGCTCAAGTTGGGGTCATTGGTGTAGATGATGCCACCCGTGTGTGCGCCGTTGTGGTAGTAGCGGCGGCGAAAGATGGTGGCTTCACTGTTGAGCAACGCGGAGTGGATACCGCCGATGTAGTCCGGCAGGCCGTAAACCTGTTGTTGTGGGTCGTATTGCTTCAAAAAAATCACATCCTCCGGCGCAAACACCAGGGGTTCCCCGTTCTGCAGGACAACCAGGGAATCATCCTTGCGGCGGCGGGTATAAAGTGAGGGCAGTGGGGCCAGGGCGCAGACGTCGCCCCAACCGTTACGCACTTTCGCAATGGCCAGATCACCAAAGGTAAAATAGTCGAATACCCCGCCTTTGAGTTCCTGGTGTGTCAAACCGCCGCCCTGGTAATCCGCCGCCACCATGTTATGCCGGGCGTACAACACACCGCCGTGCTGGCCGTTGAGGTTAACCAACTGCGCCAGCGCCAGGCGGTCAATCGGCAGCGTGTAGTGGTCAAAGTCGTTGTCATACCAAATCTCCCGGTAATCGGTGCCGGTGGTGAGTACCGGTTCCGGCTTGCCCAGGGTGGCAATGCTCATTTTGCGCGCCGGGCCTGTAGCGGCGGCGCGTTGGTGGTTTGCCGCTGCACGGCGCTGGCGTTGTTTATTCTTTTTCATGCGGCCTTTCTCGTTTTCCATGTTGATTTGCGTTGGTTCTCAAAATTGAGCGGCTCGTTATCCACGGCGTGGGCGATGGCAAAAAATACGTCTGCGTGGCCTGTTTCCTGGGTGCGATCCGCAACAAAGGTCATGCTGTTGCCTTTGGCGGTACTGGTGCGCCGGATGGCCAGGAAGCTGGCCGGGATTTCTTTTTGTTCGTTGTCCCATTCGATGCGCTGGCTTTCCACCACATCCACCATTTTCAACACCAGGCGCGTTTTGCTCTCCAGGCCATAATGGATGGCCACGGCCTGGCGCATGGCAAAACCCTGCACCATTTCATACACGCCGCTGCCAATGCCGGTAATGTCGATCCCGATGTGCGTCATGTTGTAGCGTTCAAACAATGCCTTAATCTGGTTGGCCTGGTGTTTCCAGTTCATCCCCTGCCAGTAGAACGTTGCCAGGACGCGGAAGCGTTCACCGTCATAGAGCGGCGGCGCGATAATCACAAAGGTGGAGGTGTCGCCGCTGCGCGCCGGGTCGAAGCCGGCCCACACTTCACGATTACCGAATGGGCGTGAGGCGGTGGGGTCATGGTCTTGCCAGAGCGATACCTCAACGCCGCAGCGTTCCAGCTCGTTGAAGCTGAAAACGCTGTCTCCGCTGTCCACAAACACGCACATATAGAGCATGCTGAATGTGTCGCGGTTGTACTTGTTGCGCAGTTTGTCGATGCTGGCTAGGTTGAACCCGCCGGCGATCGCATCCTCCATCGTGATGATGTAGCGCCATTGTTCATCTGGGCACAGCCGCCCGCCGTCGCGCAGTTCTTTGAACGACGGAAACTCCACCTTTTTGCGCTTGGCGTCGCCGCGTTTCCATTCTTCCCCCGTCCAGAACGGGTAAGCCTGGTGCGTTTTACTGCTGGGCGTGGAAAAGTAAGTTGTGCGCCACCGGTCATGCGTGGCCATTGCGCTGGCCACCTCATTAAGCCGCGCAAAGTTCTGGATCCAAAAATACTCATCCACATACAGGTGGCCGCTGTAGGATTGCGCCGTGTTGGAGTTGGTGGAAAGAAAGCGCAGCTCCGCGCCGTTGCTCAAGCGGATAGGGTTGCCGGTCAGTGTTACGCCAAAATACTGCTCTGCGATGTTGACGATGTACGAACGGAACACCTCCGCCTGTGGGCGTGATGCTGATAGGAAGATTTGCGGATCGCCGGTCATTACGGCGTTTTCCAGTGCCTCAAACGCGAAATACCAGGTTGCCCCAATCTGCCGGCTTTTCAGGATATTGCGGATTTGCTGGGTGATATTCAGGCGCAGGTGTTTTTGGTAGCCGAAAAGGTGCTCATCGGCGAACGCGTCAAAATCTTCCTGCGTTAATGCGGAAATATCATTTTTGCGGTATTTGCGCTTTTTCTTGCCCCCGTCCTGGTCACTGTCGCCGGCAGCGGAATATTCACCATTTCCCTGGGAAACGACAGCAGCAAGTTTTTCCGCATGTTTGGCTTGCTGAATACGCAGTTTGCAATGGTGCGCGATCAGGTTATCGAGTTCTTTTTGCTCCAGGTCTGTTTTGCCGTCGCGGTGGGTTAATACCTGAATACGGCGATTAATTGTCTCCTCAATACTTTCATGGCTGAGCATATCCGCCCAGCTCCATTTATCTGCCCAATAGTAAACAATCCGCCGGTTGGGCAGATTAAGTTCGGTGGCGATTTCTTTCGGCGTCCAATGTCTTAAATAGAGTGAACGCGCAACGCCAATAAGTTCGTCTGAATATTTAGCCATATGCCAATTATGCAGGCTTTATTTTCGGTTAACGTTGAATATAAAACGGCTATATTCGGTTAATAGCGCTTATCCGAATATATAAGATATTAAGGCAGTGCGGGGCGTGAATTAATTGGCGATACTGCACCTGTCGAAACAAACACGAAAGAGAAAGTGGGCTTTATGTCAGATTCGCAGTTAATGACGAATTGGATTTGTGTTTGCGCAGAAGGTAAGACAGTAGACGGGCGTGATATTAAAAGAAAATGGATCACGGACGCCGCCGAACTTTACGACCCTCATTTATACACGGCGCTGTTATGGCCGGAGCACTCCCGTAATTACGGTAACCGGGGGCGGGTTTTAGAGTTGATGTGTCAGGAGGGGGATGATGGGGTGATGCGGCTGTATGCCAAGCTTTGCCCAAACCTCTCATTGATGCAGGCCAACGTGGACGGGCAGTTAATCTTTTGCTCCGCTGAATTTACAACCGATGGCAATTTTCGAGGTACAGGTAAAAGTTACCTGGAAGGGCTGGGCGTTACTGATGAACCGGCTAGCGTTTACACCGAACGGATGCGCTTTAGTAAGCGCAATAAAAATAAACGTTATGGCGCATTAAAGCCGCTGGCTTTTGATGAAGTCAAAGAAATTAACGAGGACAAAATAATGTCAGGCAATAAAAAGAAAGGCTGGCGCAGCATGTTTTCCATTGAGGAAGAGCAACAGCAACCGGAAACACCAGCGGATGGCGATAAATTGCAGGCGCTGGCGGAAGCCCTTGCGGCCTTTGAATCGCGCCTTGCCGCGTTGGAAGGTAAAACCGAAGAAACGGCCACCGCCGTGGAAGAAGTGCAGGAAGATGTGGAAACCGTAAAAGAAGTGGTGGATACCCAGGAATTTAAAGCCCTGCGCGACAATATCAGCGGTATCGTGAAAAACTTCAGTAAGCTGGATAAAAAAGTTACTCAATTGCCGAGCCGCAATCCGGGTAAAGGTCGCCAGCCGTTTAAATTCCTGTAATTCGTCAGGGTAGTAGAAATTAAATCACTCTGTGGGTGAGGGGTAACTATGTTTTTAAATCAACGTGCGCGTGAATTACTCCGCGCATATAGCACGGGGTTGGCTGCTGAATATGGGCAGGATACCACCGAGCGTTATTTTTCACTGACCGATCCAAAAGAAACGGCGTTGCGCGCTGCGCTGCTGGAGTCCGTGGATTTCCTGTCCATGATCACCTGCGCCGATGTTGACCAACTGACTGGTCAGGTGGTGAACGTGGGCAATCCGGGCATCTTCACCGGGCGTAAAGAAGGCGGGCGTTTTATCCGCAAAACCGGTGTCGATGGCTTGGAATATAAACTCTCGGAAACCGACTCCGGCGCGGCGCTGACCTGGGCCATGTTGTCCGTCTGGGCGAACGCCGGCGATGAGAACGAGTTTTTCCAGCGCATGCAGGAATTTACCAACCAATCTTTTGCCCTGGATATGTTGCGTATCGGCTTTAACGGTAAATCCATTGCGAAAAGTACCGATCCGGAAGAGAACCCGAACGGTGAGGACGTCAATATTGGTTGGCAGGAGTTTGTGCGCGCCTATGACAAAAACCAGATCATCACCGATGCAGTGACTCTGGGGGCAGGCGGTGACTATGTGTCACTGGATGCGATGGCGTCTGACCTTATCAACAGCAAAATTCCGGCGCAGTTCCGCAATGACCCACGTTTGACCGTGTTGGTGGGCGCTGACCTGGTGGCGGCAGAACAACACCGCTTGTACCAGGCTGCCGATCGCCCAACGGAAAAAATCGCGGCGCAAATGCTGGGCACGTCCTTGGCTGGCCGTCCGGCGATTGTCCCGCCGTTCATGCCAGGCAAGCGGATGATCGTGACGCCGCTTAGCAACCTGCACTGTTACACCCAACGTGGCACCCGCCAGCGCAAGGCGGAGTTTGTGGAAGACCGCAAGCAGTACGAGAACAAGTATCTGCGCAACGAAGGTTACGCCGTGGAATACCCGGAAATGTACGCCGCCTTTGACGAGTCCGCCGTAACCATTGGCAAGGTGGAAGCACCGAAAGGGGAGTAAAGCGCAATGTCACTTTCCCCCGCACAACGCCACACGGCCCGCATTCAGGCCGAGCGCAAACTCGAACACCGGCAGGCGTTGGCCGGTTGGGACAGCCTGCACCTCCAGGTGCAGGCAATGGAGCGGGATATCCGCCGGCTGCGGGAGTTGCCGCGCACCGCTGACCGCATCGCCATGAAACGCGATGAGTTGTTGCCGCGCTGGCTGCCAACGGTGGAAACGTACCTGGCGGAGGGGGAGGTTTATGCCAATCCCATTTTTGCCTGGTGTGTGATCTGGCTGTTTGACGTGGGGGATTTTGACAAGGCACTCGATTGGGCTGATCTGGCAATTGCCCAGCGCCAGCAGACACCGGACAGGCTAAAGCGCAGCTTTGCCGCGTTCGTGGCGGATACGGTACTGGCCTGGTCAGAAGAGGAAGCCAGCCGGGGTAACAGCCTGGAGCCGTATTTTTCCCGCACCTTTGCCAACGTGCGGGACAACTGGCGGCTGCATGAGGAAATCAGCGCCAAGTGGTTCAAGTTTGCCGGGCTGATGCTGCTACTTGATGACAACGGCCAGCCGCTGGCCAGCGCCGTGAATGATGTGGCGACGCTGAACCAGGCGGATGAATTATTAGCCCAGGCGCAGGCATTTAACCCCAAAGGGGCCGGCGTCAAAACGCAGCGGCAGAAAATTGCGGCCAGGCTGCGGGCGCTGGAAAAAGAATAAAAGACTACCGCAAGCCAAAGCGGGCGCGGTGGAGGCAAGGCACTACGGTGCGATGTGCTATGGAAACCGGTCTGCCCGCTTTTTTTCGGAGTAACGACGATGTTTAACGGCAAGGCCACGGATTACCAGGACGCCACGTTAACCAATAACGGATTTTGGCCGGATTTGAGCCTGGCGGATTTCCAGGAACGGCGCAGCATTCCGCCCGATATTGACGCGGACACCCTGGGCGCGGCCCTGGTGGCCAGCGTAGCGGAAATTAATCTCGACCTGGCCAAGCTGGCGGGCCAGCTACAGGCGAAAGGTTATACCCAGGCCAGCGCCGTGCCAGGGGTGAAGATTGGCGACAAAACCGCGCTGATCGCGCAGTACGAAAAAGCGGTATTCGCCAGGGCAAAGGCGGATTTGTTGGGGGAGTATTCGACGCAGTTTAGCCGGGCACCCAGCGCCGGCCAGGAAAACCCGGAAACACGCAGCCGGCTGCTGGCAGAAGCCGCCACGGTGCTGCGCAATATGAAGGGGGCGCGGCGTTCATCGGCGCGGCTGGTATGAGCAAGTTAGAGGCGCTGACTGCGTTTCTCCAGGCCAATTTGCCACCGCGTGTGGCCAACCTGGAATTTAACAGCGACATGGAAGAAGTGAGTTTTATTCCGGCGCAGCGGGATATGGGGCTGAACCAGTATCAACTGGCGGTGATGCAGTATGAAGCGGTGTTGTCCTGGGGGCGTTTCCCTTATCGCCAATTTGACCCGCGCAACCTGTGCGCGATGTTGTTGGCCTGGCTGATTGAGAACGCCGATGAGGGGCTGATTGAACAAGGGTTTGAGCTGTTTATGCCGGAGCTGGCGATCGTGGTCACGGACGATAAAACGGCGTTGGTTGAGGTGGTTCTCAAGATGGCGGAGCCGCTGACGCTGATCCAGGACGATCAGGGGGTAATCCCCTTTGACGGGAAGCGCTGGCAGTTGGCAGACCCCGAAATCTGGTGGGCCCTGGAAGGGCATGTTTATGGCGTGGGCAGCACCGGCGCGCCAATCGGTAAAACGCCGTGATCATCAATGGCGAACTGAGCCGCACCCAGTTGCGGGAAATGCGCAAAGAGTTGGCCAAGCTGGAGTTACCCAAGGCCAAGCGCCAGCGCCTGTTATGGCGCATGGCCAAGTACGGGGTGATCGCCGCAGCTAAACGCAATGTGCGTAATCAGCAACAGCCGGATGGCACCCCCTGGGAAGGGCGTAAAACCCGGCGACGGGGCAAGATGCTGCGCAATATGCCCAATCTGCTGCACATCCGTGAAATGCCAGAGCAGGAGGCCGTGAGGCTTTATCTTCAGGGCGGCGGATACCGCAACGGCAATAAAGACGTGCCGGCGGGCGTGGTGGGGTTTGCGCAATCGGCAGGCATGAAAGTTTCCGTTAAGCGGGAACAGGTGGCCGGCAAGAAAAGCACCACCGAGCGGCAAGCCACGCTGCGCCAGGCTAAAAAGCTGCGCGCGTTGGGTTACCAGGTGAAACGGGGCAAGCGCTGGCGTAAGCCACCGCTCAAGGAAATTGTAGGAAATATGTCATTCGCGCAGGCCGGCTTGCTGATCCGCAAGTTGAGCGGCAAGGCGGCCAAAACGGCCTGGACGGTCGATTTACCGTCCCGCCCGTTCCTGGGCATGAGTGACGCGGACTTTAACAAGGCGTTAGCGCGTCAACTCCAGGCCATTGGGTTTGGCTGGAATGTGAAAGCGCAGGATATGAAGGGGAAACTATGAGTTGGCCAATTATTCAGGTTAACCAGGTCAACCGGCACCAGGGCGAAACCAAAGAGATTGAGCGCGTATTGCTGTTTGTCGGTGCCGGCAAAATCAACATTGGCAAAACGTTGCCGGTGAATACGCAAACTGATTTGGACGTGCTGTTAGGCGCGGGGGATTCGGTACTAAAGAGCAACCTCAAAGCCGCCATGTTGAACGCGGGGCAAAACTGGTTTGCCTATGTGCATGTGCTGGCGGAAGCCGATGCCGCCAAGAACTGGCCGGCGGCGGTGTTGTCCGCGCAGCGTGTGGCCAGCTTTGAGGGCATCGTTAACCTGGTGCCGGCCACGCTCGATGTGGTGAAACAGGCGCAAAGCCTGCGGGCGGAGATTATCGCCAAGTTTGGCCGCTGGCAGTGGTTCATTCTGTCGGTGGAGGCGCTGCAAAAGGGGGAAGTGTGGGCGGAGTATGTGGGGCGCATCAATGACCTGCAAAAGGGCGTAGCGGAGCCGGCGATCCAATTGGTGCCGCGCCTGTGGGGCAATGAGCCGGGTGTGTTGGCGGGCCGCTTGTGTAACCGCGCGGTGACGATTGCCGATAGTCCGGCCCGTGTGGCCACCGGGGCATTAGTCGAAATGGGCAGTACGGCCACGCCGGTGGATGGTTCCGGTGAGGTGCTGGAGCTGGCGACGCTCCAGGCGTTGGAGGCAAACCGTTTTAGTGTGCCGATGTGGTATCCCGATTATGACGGCCTGTATTGGTCGGACGGGCGTACCCTGGATGTAGAGGGCGGCGACTTCCAGGCGGTGGAAAGCCTGCGCGTGGTGGATAAGGCGGCCCGGCGTGTGCGACTGCTGGCGATCCCTAAAATTGCCGATCGGGCATTGAACAGCACCCCGACCAGCATTGCGGCGCATCAGCAGTGGTTTGCCAAGACGCTGCGGGAAATGGCACGCAGTACGCAGATTAACGGCGTGACGTTCCCTGGTGAAGTCAAAGCGCCGCTGGATGGGGATGTGCAAATTACCTGGCGCACCTCCACCAAAGTGGAAATTTACCTGGTGATCCGTACCTATGAATGCCCGAAAGGCATCACGGTTAGCCTGATGTTGGATAACTCGCTGGAGGGCGCAGCATGACCAAAAGGATTTCTGGCCAGTCGGTTGATTTCAATATGGACGGTGATTTAGTCCATGCGGAAAAAGTGAGCCTGAGCATTACCGACAACACCGCCGCAGCACAAACCCAGGGGGTGCCCGATGGTTGGGTTGCTGGCGACGTAGCCGCCGAGGGGGAAATGGAGTTAAGCACCAAATCCCTGGCCCAGGTTACCGCCAAGGCGCGGGCCGCCGGCAGTTGGCGCGGTATCCCGCCGATTGATCTGATGTGGTACGCCAAGGCCGGCGGGGAAGAGCTGAAAGTCGAGGCATTCGGCTGCAAGTTGATTCTGAGTGACATTCTGGATGTTGATCCGAAGGGCGGCAGCATCATGACGCACAAGATTAAGTTTGTGGTGACCGACGCCGATTTTGTACGCCTGGGCGGCATTCCTTACCTGGAATCTGAATTAACGCAGAACCTGATCGGGTAAGGGTGCCAGATGCAAGAGCATGAAAAAACGTTCTGGAGCCTGTTGTTATTGGGCGCGCTGATTGCTGTTGGCAAGGTGTTAAGCAGTGATGAGCCGATCACTCCGCGCTTGTTTATAGGCCGGGTGATCCTGGGAACGGGCACGGCGATGGTGGCGGGGGCGGCACTGATTTGGGTGCCAGGCTTACCCACCATTGGTGTGGTGGGACTGGGGGCCGCCCTGGGCATTATTGGTCACCAGGTTGTTGAGCTGTGGCTTAAGCGTAAGGGCAGCAACCTGTTAGCGGGGAAGATGAAAGATGATGTTAAGTGAAAAACAGCAGTTGTTTACCGCCTTGATTGGCCAGTTGATCACCTGGGCAGGCGATCACGGTTACCGGCTGACGTTCGGCGAAGCTTACCGCACACCAGAGCAGGCCGCGCGCAACGCCAAAACCGGCGCGGGTATCGCCAACAGCCTGCACACGCAGCGCCTGGCGGTGGATTTCAATCTGTTTATTAACGGTGAGTACCAGACCAACACCGAGGCGTATTTACCGTTGGGTGAATATTGGGAAAGCCTGGGCGGTGCCTGGGGTGGACGTTTTAAGAGTCGCCCGGACGGTAACCACTTTAGCCTGGAGCATAACGGGGTGCGCTGATGGGTAAGGGGGCGTGGTTGGGGCTGCTGGCCCTGGCTGCCAGCTTTGCCGGCGGTTGGCAGGCTAGCGAGTGGCACCGGGATAGCCTGGCGCTGGCCATTGACCAGGCCGCCCAGCGGGCCGGTGAAGTCTCCCGCCAGGCGTCGGAAGCGGTGGCCAGTCATTCCGCCAGGCAGTTGGAAAACAAAATAGAGGCGTTGCGTGATGCTCAACCGAAAGAGATCCGCACCGAAGTGGTTAAGCCGGTATTTACTAACGTGTGCGTGTCTGACGAATTTATCCGGCTGTATAACGACGCCGCCGATAAAGCCGAACGTGCCATTTCAGGAAAGTTTACTCGTTAAATGCCCGGAACAATTACCCAGGGTAAACGGGGTAACCGGAAAAGACCTTAGCGAGCCGTTATTAACGTATTTAGATATTTATCCGCTGTGCGCGGCACGGCATAACCAATTAGTTGATGAAATTAACCAGCGTAAGGAATTAAAGCAATGAGCAAAGAAGAAACCAAAGTTATCTTGACTATCCAGGGCAAAGATTTGGCCTTTGAGCCAAACACTACAGCCTATAACAGCCTGATTAATGATATGGCGATGGATAATAAAGTTGCGCCGCACGTCACCTATTTGCGCCGCGTAGTGGTTGCAGAAAGTAAAGCCGCACTGGACGAACTGCTTAAACTGCCCGGCGCAGCATTGCAAATCGCAGAAGCAGTAAATGCGAAATATGCGCCGAAACTGGAAATTGAAGTAAAAAACTAACCAACCGGCTGCGGGCTATCGATAACAACTTTATTGAACAGGCATTAACGCTGCGGCGTTATTACCTGCCGGCTGAAAATGATAGCACCGAGAATTTAGCGCGCGCCATTTGGCTGGATAACCGGCATTGGGAAAATACGCGAGTGGCCACCGCAAACGGCATTTCTTTGGCATTTAAAGGCGAATAATGAAACAGCTAGATTTTACCCTGAGCCTGATCGACAAACTGACGCGGCCCCTAAAACAGGCCCAGGCGTCAGTGACCGGCTTTGCGGAAAAATCGCAAGCGGCCTTTGGCAAAATTGCCGTGGGCGGGGCCGGGTTGGTGGGGGTTGGCTTGTCAATCAAGGGCGCATTAGGCCCGGCGATTGAGATAACCGACGCCCTGAACGCGGCGGCCACAAAAGGCATCGATGAAACCACCTTGCAGAAGGTGGCCGGGGATGCGCTGGCTTTCAGCGCGAAATATGGCAAATCGTCGGTGGATTTCATCAACTCCACCGAAGCGATCCGCAGCCAGGTGGGATTACTGACTAACCAGGAGTTGCCGGCGTTTGTGGTGGCAACCAATACCCTGGCAGCAGCCACGAAGGCCAGCGGCACCGAGGCGGCCGAGTACATGGGCAGCATGTACAACAAATTTAGCAGCTACGCCGAGAAAATCGGGCGTGTTGAGTTTGCCGAGCAGGTCGCCAGTAAAACGGCCTACATGGTTAAAGCCTTTGGCACCAACATGCAAGCCATGTCTGATTTGATGGAAGGGGCCAGGGGCGTGGGGGCTAACTACGGTGTGGGCATTGATGAGCAGTTTGCCGTGATGGGGCAGCTTGAGCGCACATTGGGATCGGAGGCCAGCAGCGTTTACGAGTCGTTTTATCAGACGGCCCAGGAGGGGGCCAAAAAGCTGGGGATGAGCTTTGTTAATGCCACGGGCGGCATGGTGAGCTTGCCGGAAATGCTGGAAAAATTACAAACGCGTTACGGCGCCAGCATTGAGGGCAATCTCAAGGCCCAGGCCGCGTTGGACGATGCCTTTGGTGATTCGTCGGTACTGATTAAGCAGCTTTACGGCAACGTCGATTTGCTGAAACGCCATATTAACGAGCTGGGCAGCAGTGACGGGATGAAACGCGCCACGGAAATGGCGGAGCGCATGACTAACCCTTGGGAACGCCTTACCGCTATCTGGTATTCCATCCGGGCGGCAATGGGGTTAACGCTGTTGCCGGTGCTCTATCCGCTGATTAACAAAATGGCGGACGCGGGGCAAACCCTGGTGCGCTGGTTGAAGTTATTCCCCAACCTGGCGCGGGCCATTGGCCTGGCTGTGCTGGCGTTCTTGAGCCTGGCGGCAGCGGGGGCAATAGCGAACCTGGCGATCGGCGTGCACATGTTCTTGATGATGGGGTTACGCAGCATATTAGGGCCAGTGGCCAAGCTGCTGGGCTTGAACCGCCTGGCCATGCTGGCCGGTGGTGCGGCGACGGCGGTGTTTAACCGTGGCCTGGTGTTGTTGCGCGCTGGCCTGTTGGCCGCCTCGATTGCCGCCCGTACCGGTGCGGTGTCGTTCCTGCTGATGAGCTGGCCGATCGCGCTGTTGGTGGCCGCTATCGGTGCCGTGGTGGCGGCGGTGTGGGCGTTCTGGAAACCGATTAAGGCGTTTGTGTCCGGGTTTATTGCGGGCTTTAAAGAGGCCGCCGGCGCGTTGTCCCCCTTTGCCGGTGCGTTTGACCTGGTGAAGCGGGCAGCGGCTGGAGTATGGGGCGCGATTCAGGCGGTGTTTAACTGGTTCGTCCGTCTGCTAACCCCTGTCCAAAGCACGGCGGCGGAGCTGCAAGGCGTCACCAGTGCCGGCCAGGCGTGCGGCCAGATTGTTGCCGGCGCAATAGGTTTACTGCTGTCGCCGATTGAACTGGTGATTACAACGGTGGGCCATTTGTTTGACGCATTTGGCATCGTAAAACAAGGCTGGCTGGACGTGGTGGCCGCGTTTGACCCGTCATCGCCTATCGCGTCGTTTATGAAGATTGGCAGTGTGGTAGCGGGGGTGTTTACCAAGCTGTGGGGCGTGTTCCGGTCTGCGTTTGCCGATACCTACAACTGGATCATCGACAAAATCAACATGCTGCCGGGCGTCAGTATTGACCCCATGCATGTGGATGTGGTGCCGACGGTGACCGAACCCCAGGGAATGGTAAACATGCCGCCGGTGACGGTGCCGGCGATTGATGCGGGCGCGTTGCCCACCGGCCTGGCCACGCTGGAGGGTAGCAACGCATTGCCGGCAGCGGCCCAGGCTGCGGCAGTGGCTCCGGTGGCCGTGCCACAACCTGCGCCGGCGCTGATGTCAGCGGCAGGGGCGCGCAAAACGCTGATTGATGATGTGCGCGATCCTATCGTGGTGCCCAGGGCAATGCAGGGAACGGCAGCAACGCCCGCTCCCGCTGTGCCGGCGGTCAAGGTGCCGCAGCCACCGCCGCAACAGGTGCAGGTGTTGGCCCAGGTGCAAGCCGAGAAAAGCGCGCCACCTCCGCCCGCGCCGAGTCTGTTACTCAGCGGCGGCAAGCTAAAAGGAATTGGCCCCGGTGGGATTAATAAAGAAATTAATAACAACAGTCGAACCGTTACGGATAATCGTAAAAATATTGAGAACGTCCATATTAATGTTAAGCAGGGCATGACGCCTGAACAGCTAATGGAATGGCAGGAATTAAGTTAATGAATGAACCCCTTTATATTGACCTGCTAATAGAAAATGGCGATTTCTCGCTAAATACAGGCCGGGAACCGGTGTTATGTCATAACAAGGTGAGCATTGGTCAAGATTGCGTTCACGCTATTTTGGAAAGTGGGTTAGTGACGCAATTAGTGGCAGAAAGAAGCCCGACACTGCGCGCCGATGTGATTATGCAAATCGTATTGCTGTTAGAAGATGATGAAAGAATTGTTCCAGGCACCGTCGTTATTAGCGAGGAAACGTTAAAGCGATTATGGGTGACGGCAGAAACGTATGATTTCGGCAAGGTGGAGGCCAGCGTTAATTATGACGACGAAACCGCAAGTTGATTATGAAAAAGCCTTAACAGAAAGCGGAATGCCGATTACCCAGGACGAAGTTAATACCAAATTTAACGAATTGGTGACCGCCGAAGGGTTAATTACCAACACATCTAAAATGTCACCGTTTTGGCGACTTATCCAGGCGATTATTACCGCCCCGGTGATGTGGTTAAAGGATGTATTGGTGTCTGTGGTGATGGGCAACATGTATTTGGCCACCGCCGGCGGCACCTGGCTGGAAATGTTCGCCTGGGGCGTCAATGTGAAGCGCAAGCCGGCGACGGCGGCGGAGGGGGTTTTTCGTTTCGACAAGGAAAACGCCGGCGCGATGGTCACGATCCCCGCCGGCACGGTGGTGCAAACCGAACGCCTGAACGGCCATGTGTACAGCGTGGCTGTGGTGAAGGAAACCACGTTAGCCGCTGGCGCTGCCGGCGGACTGGTGCCGGTGAAGGCGACCGCGCCGGGTGGCGCGCATAACCTGGCCCCAGGGTATTACCGGATTTTACCGCAGGCGGTGCCAGGCATCGTGCGGGTGGAAAACCAGGAAGGGTGGTTATCGGTGCCTGGTGCTGACCAGGAATCCGACGACGATTTACGGGACAGGGCGCGCAACCAATACAACCTGGCGGGCAACTATCACACGGATGCGGTTTACCGCAGCATGATCGCCAGCGTGGCCGGGCTGAGTATTGACCGCATTTTCTTTCAGCACGATGCGCCGCGCGGGCCGGGAACGGCGAACGCCTATCTGTTGTTGGATTCAGGCATTGCCTCGCAGCCGTTTATTAACGCGGTCAATGATTACATCACCAACAAAGGGAACCACGGCCACGGCGATGATATGCAGTGTTTTGCCATGCCGGAAACCCAACACGATTTGACCGTGACGCTCTATCTGGAAAACACGGCCAACTTTACGGCGGACGCGCTGGCCACGCTTAAGCGCAACAGCGAAAACCTGATCCGCTGTGCGTTCCGGCAAAACGCCGAATACGACGTAAAGAAAACCTGGCCGTATGCGCGTTTCTCGTTTTCCAACCTGGCCAGGGAGTTACACCGGGCTTTCCCTGAGCTGGAATCCATCACGTTTTCCAAAGGGGACATTGTGAGCGAATTGAACGTGCCACGATTGAAAACCTTAAAACTGGGGGTAGCCGATGCCTGATTTTAAAGAACGCCTGGCGGGGATGCGGTTGCCATCCTGGATGAACCGAGGGGAGCCGGCCAAGCTGCTGCGCGCCTGCCGCAATTTCTGGTTGTGGGTATATGGCTGGCTGACCTGGCCACTGAAACAGCTTGATGCGGTCACCTGTGCCGTGCCGCTGCTCCAGGTGCTGGCGTACCAGCGCGATATTACCCGGTTCAACGGGGAGCCGCTGGCGCTATTCCGCAAGCGGGTGCAGTACGCCTTTATCAACGCCCGCGATGCGGGGTCGGTGGCTGGCTTTATCGCCATTTTTGAACGCCTGGGCGTGGGCTATGTGGAAATCCTGGAGCGCCAACCGGGCATTGATTGGGACGTGATAAGCGTCCGTGTGACAGATGGCCAGGTTGCCAGTAATCCCGAACTGCTGATGCAGATCATCCGGCAATATGGCCGCACCTGTCGCCGCTATCGATTTGAAGTCATTAACAATTCCGTCCTGCAATTACGAGCTGGCTGGGTGGGATGTGAGTATGTGTGTTACAGCGCCGCAAGTGCAGTGGCCAGCACCAATAACCAATATTCCGCCACCGTGGCGAGCGCATCACTTAAGGGGTAGTCAACATGTCACAAACCGCGATCACCTTTGCCTTTGAGCAATGGAAAGCAAAAGAAGCCGTGAACGGCTCCCGCGTGGTGCTGGATGAGTTTGTTTTTGCCAACGTGCCGGGCCTCGATGCCAGCAAGCCCATCGACCGCAAAGAAGGGATGCCGGCGGCGGCCAAGATTGTGCATCGCCAGGCGGTCAACAAAACCGGCGTCGTGAACAATAACGCCGTGGTGTATTCGGTCACCCTGGGCACTGAGGTGGGCGATTTCGACTTTAACTGGATCGGCCTGGTGAATAAGGCCAGTAACACGGTGGCGATGATTGTTCATGCGCCGATGCAACGCAAGGTGGCCAACCGCGCAGGCCAGCAAGGGAATGCGATCACCCGTTCCTTTGTGATGGAGTATGACGGCGCGGCCAAAGAGACAGCGATCACCACGCCGGCAGAAACCTGGCAGATTGATTTTACCGCGCGCCTGGGCGGCATTGATGAAATGCAGCGCCTGATTAACCGTGACCATTACGGTGCCGGCGCATTCTTTGGCAATGGGTTCCTGGTGGCCAAAGCCGGCGCACAATATTTCGTGACTGCTGGCACCGGCTATGTGGGAGGCCTGCGGGCTGTCTTGGCGGCCAACCAAAACATTACCGTGACAACCAAGCCTATCAAGGTCTGGGCCGATGTGAGTTTGCAGGGCAACGTGGTAAGCCAGTGGGCTGGCGTGGTGAAATTTACCGTTGCGGCCACCGCAGCGGATTACACGGATAACGCTGGTTTTAAGCACTATGTGTTTGCGGTGGCCAGCATCGATGCCGCCGGCAACATTACCGACCTGCGCCCGCAAGGTTCGCTGTCCGACCAGGCCGGCAGTGATGCCTATTTGCGTAAGGACGACAATTTAGCCTCACTCAAGGACAAATCAAAAAGCCGCGGTAGTCTGGGCCTGGGTAATGCCGCCACGCGTAATGTGGGTGTGGCCGGCGGCCAACTGATGGAGGTCGGGGCATTTGGCCTGGGCATGGGTTCCCGTCATCGTGATGATGCCTACTGTAATCAGGCTGAAATCTACCGGGTAAATAACCTGTCCAAAAATACCCCCGGCGGTGAAGTTTACGGTGTTGTCAGTTTGCCGTGTGACGGTGGGCCGTCCGGTGCTTACATCGCGGTACAAAACAACGGTAATGCATTCTTTGGCCGCTCAAATATCCCGGCTAATGGAGTGGAGTGGTGCCAGGCATATACCACGAAATTTAAACCAAAAGCGCAAGATGTGGACGCCGTATCCGCTAGCCAGGGCGGGGAGTTTCAAAAGGAAATCCAGGCATCTGGCGGGGTGATGGTGGCCAACAGTTGGAAAGCCAAACCCGGCGGCCTTTTCCCAGGGAACGGGGACGGGGCCAGTTATGAAACCTGCAACGTGGATATTAAAAGCTGGTATGGCCTGGGCTTTTACAACGCGAGCAAAGAGGGCATACAGGGCCGCACGGCATTTTTGAATGTGCGCACCGGGTCATTTTCGGCCAAGGGGCGGATCACCGGCGCATCCGTATGGGATGGCAATGCCCGCGTTTACTCCCCCGCTAATAAGCCCACGGCGGCGGACGTCGGGGCGTTAACCGATGCCCAGGCAGCGCAAAAATATGCCCTGCGCTCTATCCGTGTGAACGGTAAAGCGCTGACCGGTGATGTGAACTTGCTGGCGTCGGATGTGAATGCCTGGAACAAAACGGAAGCGGACGCGCGCTATGTAAAACAGAGTGGCGACACGATGATCGGGCCTTTGGCATTGCCGCGCGTGGTCTTCCCTAATGGCAGCACGGTTAACGCCGCCACCGATGTAGATCGCCCTAATGGCTTCACCGTGGAAGGTCTGACCACAACGAATAAGGGATACCCGGTTGTGGGTTCTCTCGGGGTCTTACTGACAGCCAAAGTTAACGAATTTCGTAATGTGCAATTGGCTATTGGGTCGGGCACTACGGAGTTCTTTATTCGCTCCCTGCGCAAGGATGCGACGACCAATGACAAATGGGATCGGGTTTATACCACGTCATACAAGCCGACGATTACTGATGTAGGGGCCGCAGATCATAGTAATAACTTTGCCGCCAGGATGGGGGTTGCCCGTGTTATCACCGGTGCAGAAAAGCCAACATCCCCCGGCGTATGGGGTGTGGAAAATAGCACCTGGGCACCTGTTGCGTGGGGAACGCTGTATGTGACAACCAACGGCACCAATTTAAGCACTGTCCCTGGCAACGGGAAATTTATTCACTATTTGTTTATCGCCCACGGAAGTGCGAACAAGTTCTATGTTGCAACGGATGTAAACGGCGGATTCACTGGTTGGGAAAGCTTTTTACCAAGGAACGGTGGCCAGCTTTCAGGCGTGTTGAAAAGCAGCGCTGAAATTTCCGCGAAATATCTTTCAACGCCGACGGGCGCGCCACCCGAGGGCAGCGGCGCTTTTTCGGCACAACTCGATACGAAAGCCCCGTTCTATCAGGAAAATTATAATTGGGACGTTGCCGAAGGTGGCCGTTATGTCCCGCTGGTTAAAGGTAAAAGCACCCGGATGGGGCAAGGCTACCCCACTGCCGTAAGCTTTGGTTATCTGATGGATGGGAAGGGCAGTTTTGCTAAGCCTTGTATCCATGCGCGAGGTGATAACAACGCGGAAGCCATCTGGCAGTTTGACCCCAACAACAAACAGTTTATTGCGCCAGGCAATCTGATTGCCGGCGGGGCTGTCTACCAGAATGATGGCAATGTGAGCGGCTCTATCTGGGGCGGGTATCTTAGCAACTGGCTGAATCAGAATTTTAATGGCCGCGTTGACTGGGGTACCTACAACCGCGATGTGGGAGCAAGAGCAACCATCGACTTTGTAAACAGCCGTTCAGCCGTCGCCGGTGGCCGCAATGCCTGGTGGTACAAGGACGAAGTGACAGGATTCATTATCCAGGGCGGCGTGGTTAATCGCGCTGATTATGCAACACGCGTCAATTTCCCCCGTGGTTATGCGCGGGAGTGTTTCGGTGTGCAACTGACATTGGCCAGTAGCAACGGGAATTGGTTTGGTGATAGCCGAGTCAATATCCAGGCGCGTGATCTGGATAACAACGGGTTTAATGCAATGATGGACGGTCAGGAACAGGTCGTGTTCTGGCAGTCGGTGGGGGTGTAATGATGAGCTATGGATTTAGCGCAACGACCAAGGCTTTCTATGTGTACGAAGACCAAGAAAGCTATGAGGAAAACGGCAACTGGCCAGCGGACGTAAAGCCCATTAGCGATCAGGTGTGGGAAAAATATTGCATGCAAGGCCCGGCAGGCAAAGAACGCGGCGCTAATAAACGCGGCTTGCCGTGCTGGGTTGATATTCCCCCGCTGGCACGGGAAGCGCAGGCAGACGCCGCCACCTGGCAAAAAGGGCAGTTGCTGGAAAAGGCAGGCAAGGCGATCGCGCCCCTCCAGGATGCTGATGATTTAGGGCTGGCGACGGAAGAAGAAAGGGCGCTTTTGTTGGCCTGGAAAAAATACCGCATTTCCATCAATCGCATCGATGTGGATCAGGGGGATGCGATTACCTGGCCGGAGGTGCCAAATGTGGCGTAAAGCGGTGTTGCGTATGCCTGGCGATATGCAGTCTTTGACGTGTTCAATGGTGCCTGCGCATCCATGGGTTTATGGCGTGGGACGGCAGGAGTCATCCGGTAGCTACCTTAGCCCGGTCAATGCCGTGGATTACCTGGCGGGCAAGTTGGCCGGCCAGGGGGAAGAAATCAGCGCCACCGTTTTTATGCTTTGCGCTAACTCACACGGTGAATTTATGCCGCAGATTGCAGCGTTGGCGGGGGTGTTGCCTTTGCCGGCACTTAACCAGGTGCAACGCATGGCGCAGACTGCCGCCACCCAGGCAATTACCCGGATGCAATTGCCTGGGAAAATGGGGGCGGGTTTGCCGGCGGCGGTGCCGCTTTCGACCGGTGCACAGCGCCTGGCGCTGAATGCGCAGCGGATTGCAGAAGCCAAGGCCGGCGCAGCCATAGGGGCCAGCGTGGACGGCTTACAAGCGGCGCTGGCTGGATTTTCCCAGGCCCGCCAATCTGCCCTGGAAGGAATAAGCCAGGCAATGACCGCGTTACAAGGGAAAAGCGCGCCGGCATGGGCCTTTACGGCGAAAGGGGCCGGTGCCAGTGTGGGGGCCGCGATGAAAAAAGATATTCCCCGGCAGGATGCCGTTTTTACCCTGGCGGTGTTGTTTGTGGGCAAGGATTTGGGGCAACTGGAGGCGATGATCCATGACGATAGTCACGCTGGCGCTTAATGGTGAAGCTATCCCGTTAAAAGGCGTCATGGTCACGCCCATGATGCAATTTCAGGATAAAGACCAGTCTGGGCAGACGTCCAGCACGGCCAACGCCGAACAGGGCATAAAGCCCAAAGAACTGCGCATTTCCGGCGTGATCCCCTTTAGCGAAGCCCCGGTGTTAACGCGCCTGTTTGCCCTGGCGGAGGCAACCGAAGGCGGTAAGCTGAAACGCTACCGTGTGGCCAACCACACCGCCCAGGCCATTAACTTTAGGCTGGCGACGTTCACAGGCTCAATTGATGCGCCAAAGCAGGACGGCAAGCAAGCCTGGCTGGTGACGTTCACCCTACGCGAGCACCTGAGCGTACCGGAAAAGAAAGATGCGCGGGAAGGTAGCAAGACTACCGCCAAAAAGCAGACGCCAGGCGCGAATGGCCAGGTTAACGGGAACGGCGCGGCGGCTGAGGATGAACAAAAATTGAGTTGGTTCGAGCGTAAGGTATTGAAGCCGGCGGATGATGCGCTTGCCGGCGTAGTGGGGGGCGAATGAAACCGATTAAACGCCTGATGTTGTCCGGGGATAGCGTGCCCCTGGTTGATTTTAATCTGGTGTTGGAGTTGAACGGCTGCGGACGCGGGTTTATTACCGCGCAGACGGATACCGATTACACCGGCAAACTGGTGCGCCTGGATGCCGGCTATACGGATAGCATTTTGCGTTGGTTTACGGGATATGTGGAGCGCGCGCAGCCGGCTGATACAGGTTCACAGCGGCTTTTTGTGCGGGAGTTGGCCGGCGTGTTTGAAAGGTTATGGCCGTGTTCCTTCCAGCATCCGACGCTGCGCCAGGTGGCCAAGTGGCTGGAGGAAAACAGCGGGTTAACTGTCGCGTTGCCGGCGCAGGCGGATTACCTGGACAAGCCGATCCCCCATTTCACCCATAGCGGGACGGGTTACCAACTGTTGGCCAATCTGGGGCCGGCGTTCGGGGTGCCTGATTACGTTTGGCAACCGCTGCCGGATGGTGGCGTGTTCCTGGGCAGTTGGGCGCATTCCATGTTTGCCGGCAAGCCGGTAGATATTCCCGCCGAGTTTAGCCAGGCGCGCGCCGGCGGCAACAGCATGACTTTGCCTATGGTGCAAGCCTTGCGGCCTGGTGTAGTGGTCAATGGCCACCGGCTTTCGAGTGTTCGCCTGGAGAATGACGACACCACGATCACCTGGTTGGCCAAAAATCCGTTAACGGGTAAATCAGTGGCCATGACGCCGGCACAGCGCCAGATTGATGCCGCTTACCCGGAACTGTCTGCGGGTTTGCACCTACCCAAATTCGCCAGGGTAGAAGCCCACGCGGAGGGCGTCAGCAGCGGCGACCTGGCCGATCCATTCCGGCCACGTTATGCCGTCGATTTGCAGTTGTTGGACGCCGACGGCCAGCCGGCAAAAAATACGCCGATTTACCCGGCAGTGCCGCTACCGTTGCCGATGGCGGGCCAGGATTCGGGCATGTTCCAGTTTCCACCAGTGGGAACGCTGGTTGAGGTGGCGTTTACTGATGGGCGACCTGATAAGCCGTTTATCCGTCAGACGCTGGCCCAGGGCAACACGCTGCCGGATGTGAAACCCGGCGAGCAGCTACAGCAGCAGCGGGAAGAAGTCTCCCAGCGGGTTACCCAGGCAGGGGATTGGGAACGGAAAACCGACCAGGTGATCCGTGAAAGTTCCATGACCAGGGAGATCCAGGCCGACGAAGAAGCCCGCACCCTGGTGGCCAGGACTACAACGGTGCAGGCCACGGATAAAACCACGGTGCTAGGCACGTCCACCTTGCTGGCCGGTGCAGTGCAGCACATTGCCGAGGGGGATTACAGCGTAGCTACCCAGGGTAATTTGGTGGCCAGCGTGGGGAAGGATGCCACCACGGCAGTGGCCGGCAGCCTGATGGAGAAGATAGGCAAAATCCGTAGCAGTATTGCGGCAGTGCGTCAGGATGTTATTGCCCCGGTGGTGTGGGTAGGTAGCCAGCAAATCAACGTGATGGCGCTGATGCTGGAAACCCTGGATGTGGTGCAGGAGCTGGCGCAGCAGACCGCCGAACATACGCACAGCAATACCGGCGGGCCGCAGAACGCCGACGCTATCAGCGCAGCCGGCACGAAGTCTGGCCAACTGAAAACCAAGTATGCGCCAGTGATTGGATAGGGTTGTTAATTGATCGTTCGCGCCGATCGATAGCGGGTAATTGATCTACACAACCAATTATCAATTGGCCCCATAACAGTGTAGAAATTAAGCAGCAGTACATAACAGCACCAGGGAATACCGGCCCGCCTCGCGCGGGCTTTTTCATGCCTGCCATTTGGCGCGCCTGTGCGCGCCGCTAAGCCCTCAATCACTTCAGATACAAACCCACTCCACCCAATCCGATCACCGCAGCAGCGAGCCGCCAGCGCGGCAGAAACCCCACGGAATCAACGTCACCCCCACGGAAACGGCACTACACCGCACCCGCCTGCACGATTTGGATCAGGAAATTATTTCAGTTTTGATTTTCTACAAACTACCCCGCCAGGCCGCGTTGTGCCTGGGGCTTTGCGAGTAAACCCAAACTGAAAAGATTGAAAAGAATTTCATGTTATTTCAGTTTTTGGATCGCAGGATATTGTACTATCTATATATAACTTATTAATTTTTATTGATATGTTGTGTTTTTGGTAAGGTCTGGAAAAGGAAGGTCGGATCACGGTTGGCTAAGAAGCCCATCATAAAAGCCTTACAATACAAGGCATAACGAGTACAGCGCCTAAAGAGTTGCACTGAAAATTTGCGACTAGAGAGTTATCCGAATCGCACGGTTAGAAAAGAGATGCTGAGGAGTACACAGAATATGATGGAATTTATTGAAAAACTCTCACCCGCATTAATAGGGTTTGCAGGTGCTTGGTTTGGTTCGCGGTGGGGTTTAGCAAAGTTTAAAAAGGAAAAATTCTGGGAGGCGAAAGTACAAGCTTATGGACAAATCATTGCTGCTGTAGAAAGTATAGCCTTTTGGGGACAGCAGGAAAAAATTGATTGGTATTGTGGTATTACGATTGGCCAAGACATCGAGCATCATTCAGATAAATTTCATTCAGCTATCAGACTAACCATGAAAATGGAACACACTGCTTCAATTTATTTATCTAATAAATTCATTCAATTAATCAACGAATTCAATTTGGATGTTCAACAGGAGTATGGCTCTACGATAGAGGATTTACGCGGTGAAGATCCGCTGACAGCATCACAATGTTTTGCTGACTTAGCGGGAACTATCAGTGATAAAGCCTACAGAATGTTGGATAGTTTAAATGCCCAGGCAGATGTGGATCTAAGTGGTTGGGTTGCTAATTTGTGTAAAACCCTTAAAGAAAAGTGTTGGCCCAATGCTCGCAGATAGGGCAGTTACAACGATAAACGCTAATACCGAGTACCTCAATGAATTTTCTGCCGCCACTTTGTCGCCATCACGTAATGATGTACCTTGCAGATCATTATTTAATAAGGTTATTTTTAAACGGCAACAAAAAACCCGATAGTCTTGAACCTAAAAAGGCGGGACTAACGGGCTCCACAAAATGGGGACATCAAAGAAAAGCAGTGGCACTAATTCAGACTACCCCCGGAAAGGAAAGTTCTCGCCGGCGATAAAAATTTCAAAATATATTTGCCACTGATTCATCTTTGCTGCTTATCGGTTAGCCGAGTATCCCCGGCCATAACACCACAATCAACGAACCTGCCAGGGTTAACAATACGTTAGCTATGGCGTAGGTTCCGGCGTAGCCCAGCGCAGGGATGTTACTGCGTGCAGTATCGCTGATGATTTCCATTGCCGGTGCACAGGTACGGGCTCCCATAATCGCGCCGAACAGCAAGGCGCGGTTCATGCGCAGCACATAGGCGCCAAACAGGAAGCAGATCACCACCGGCACCAGGCTGACGATCAACCCGGCGACCAGCATCTGGCCACCGACGGCGCCGAGGCTGTGGCCGATGCCCGCTCCGGCGCTCAGGCCGACGCCGGCCATAAATACCATCAGGCCAAACTCTTTCACCATGTTTAACGCGCCCTGCGGAATGTAGCCGAAGGTCGGGTGGTTGGCGCGCAGGAAGCCCAGCATGATGCCGGACATCAGCAAGCCGGCGGCGTTGCCGATGCCGAACGAGAAATTGCTGAACTGGATGGTGATCTGGCCAATCATCAACCCGATGATGAAGAAGGAGCAGAAGGCCAACAGATCGGTCACCTGGCTGTGGATAGAGATAAAGCCGATCTTCTCCGCCACGCTTTTCACCCGGCGCGCGTCGCCGCTGACCTGCAGCACGTCGCCTTTGTTGAGCACTATGCTGTCGTCAATGGGCATTTCAATCTGGCTGCGGATCACCCGGTTGAGGAAGCAGCCGTGATCGGTCAGCTTTAACTGGCTCAGGCGCTTGTTTACCGCATTGCTGTTCTTGACCACGATCTCTTCGGTGACGATGCGCATGTCCAGCAGATCCCGGTCGAACACTTCTTTACCGTTGCGGAAGCTGGGGTCCAGCCGCGCGTGGGCGTCCGGGTAGCCGACCAGAGAAATCTCATCGCCCACCTGCAGCACCGCATCGCCATCCGGGTTCGCCAGAATGCCGTTGCGGCGGATGCGTTCTATATAGCAACCGGTCTGGCGATAAATGCCCAGCTCACGCAGGTTTTTGCCATCGGCCCAGGCCACCAGCTCCTGGCCAACGCGATAGGCGCGGATGACCGGCAGGTAAACCTTGCGCTGGCTGTCGGTGTCCAGACCGCGCTCGCGGGCAATCTGCTGGGCGGAGGTGGAGAGATCTTGATGTTGCAGCTTGGGCAGGTAGCGCGCGCCGAAGATCAGGCTCACCAAGCCAATCAGGTAGGTCAGGGCATAGCCGAGGCTCAGATGGTCCTGCGCCGCCAGCAGCGCCGGGCCGTTGACGATGGTGTTACGCAGCGTATCGCCTGCGCCCACCAGCACCGGGGTCGAGGTCATCGATCCAGCCAGCATGCCGGCGGTTAGCCCGATGTCCCAATGGAACAACTTGCCAAGACCGATAGCGATCACCATCGCGGAGCCGACCATCACCAACGCCAGCATCAGGTAATTTTTGCCGTCGCGGAAAAAAATTGAGAAAAAGTTTGGCCCGGCTTCCACGCCGACGCAGAAAATAAACAGCATAAAGCCGAGATTCAGCGCTTCGGTGTTAATGGCGAAATGTTGTTGGCCCAGCAGCAGCGAAACCACCAAAACGCCAATGGAATTACCGAGTTGAACGGAGCCCAGACGAACTTTACCGAGGCATAGCCCCAGTGCGAGTACCACAAACAGTAACAGGATGTAGTTACCGTTTAACAAACTAGCGACGTTTATGTTCACGGAGGATAACTTATTGTTTACCAGTAAGTGCTTGATGTAGATGACTATAAGATATAAATTCAGTCGGAAAATGACGTCATAAATAACTAACCAGCGGAAGGCGATCCGAACCATCGATCGGCGGCGTATATTCTAGTCGCTATGGCGCGTGACAGCCAGCATTAAGCGGTGTTCCTGCGCTGCCGAACGCATTTAACTCTCTTTAGACCAAGGAAAAAGTTCAGCTCAGCGTTGTCGTTTACGGCAAGGCGTCACCTGTTTCGTGACACGGCTGATTTCTACGGGGTAGTGACGACGCTAAAGGGGAGTCTCCGCATGGCGAATTATCGGTATTGGGTGGGCATTTTAAGCTGTTCTCTGCTGTTCAGCTTGGTGTTTCTCGGCCAACAGAGTGGGGCGTTCGGCAGCACGGATCACGAGCATCACGGTGAAACTGGCCTGCTGCTGTTTGTGATACCCGGCATGATCGCCAGCTATTTGTCGAGCAAAAAACGGATCCTCTGTCCGTTGTTGGGCGCGCTGTATGCACTGCCGCTGTGCCTGACGATCCGCCATTTTTGGCTGACGCCGTTTTATTCGTTCTGGCAGGAACTGGCTTATGCCACCAGTGCGGTGTTTTGGTGCGTATTCGGTGCCATGCTGGCGCTGTTTGCGCGCAGCCTGCTGCAGGCGTTTCAGCCAGACCACCGCCGCGAACGGCAATAA